ACAACCTTTTCCATAACGGATTCAGCAGCAGATTGGACACTAGAAGTAACATCGAGAGCCGCAGGGTTAGTAGAACAAATAGACGCCACAACAGATTGGACTATAAATACTACTACTACCTCGCTCTCTGTCTTCTCACAATAACACCTGTTTTAGCAGACGAACCTGAAGTTAATAACACCTCAAATCCAGTAGCAGCAGCAACCGGAAACGTTACGAATCAAGCTGTACAATTTCAAAATAATGGTGCAGCTTCTCGTCAACAATACGCTCCCGGAGTAGCTTGTAATGGTAGCACGATGACATTCTCACCGTTTTATTTGGGCAATCATACGAATCCATATTCTGAAAAAGAAGATATGGAAGGGTTACATCCATCTAGCTATCAGCTAAATGAGAACTGGGGTTTTCAAATTAACTTTATGGTTCCACTTGATAAGAGTGGCTATAAGCAATGTAAAGAAATTGCAAAAAGACAGGAAGAAAAATTAAGGCTCGATTACGAACTTGTTCGTGCATTGAAATGTGCAGAACTACAACAAAAGGGTTTCACCCTAAGACCAGGAAGTCGTGTCGAACATATGTGTCACGACATAGTCCCTATTCAATCATTATTACCAAAAGAAAATGTTAGCACTAATAAAACCACTCGTTTTAACTTCTTTAAAAAGTGACAAATTCAAATTATTTGTATTTCAATTACTTGAAAAATTAGTTGAGTCTACAGATAACGAACTTGATGATAGAGCACTTCAGATAGTCAAAAAAGGTTTGGATATTAAATAATGGCTGCCAATAATATTTTAAAGATTAAAACTACAAGATTTCCAAAATATGTTCATGACCTTGATCCTGAAAGATATAAGGAAATGAAAAACAGAATCTTAAAGATAGATAAAGCTGAAAAGAAAAAGAAAAAGAAAAAAAGGAAAGCATGAAAAAGGCAACTGAACAACAGTTCAATGAACTGCATCAGTTAGTCACCGAGGAGTTTTTAAAAAGAGTAAAAAGCGGAGAAGCTACTACTCAAGACTTAAAAGCAGCCTGTGATTGGCTGAAAACAAATGATATTAGTGGTGTTGCATTTGATGGCAACCCATTACAAAAACTGGCGAATGTACTACCCGAGATAGACCCAGAATTAGTAAAAACCAGATTATATTCTAGGAGGTAATTATGGAACATACACTGGTAGGTAGTCGCTATAGATGGACTTTAGATCAAGGAAGTGGTTTATTTACTTCTTATGCAAAACTATCGGATACCAAAGCAAATAACACACAAGGTGGTGCTTCACAAAATACTCATGTTCATACACGAACACTTAACACTGAAGATTGGGACCCAGATAACATTGTAACTTTAAGTAGTAATCAATTTACACTAGGTGCTGGCTCGTACTACATAAAATATAGAGTACCTTATATGCAGACAGACCGAAGTTTAGCTTATGTATATGATGTCACAAACACTATAAATATACAAAGTTCTGTAGCGTCAGGTTATTCAGTTGATAGTAGTGGTGATGACATGGACTGGTTGCAAAATTCATGTCGTGTAACACTAACTGCCAATAATGTTTATGAAATTAGACATTATACCCAACAAGCAAGAGCTGATTATGGTCTCGGGTTAGCTGCTAATGCTGGATTAAATGAAATATATACAGTCGTAGAAATCTACAAAGAATAATAATGCCAAACAAAGGAGCTAAGTACGCCAATGGTAACTACAAAGCTCAACAAAAGGCGTACAACAAAACAAAAAAAGGATTAAAGATACGTGTCAATGCAAACAAACTTAATCGGAAACTTGGTACTTACGGAAATGGTGATGGGAAAGACGCTGCTCACTATAAGGGGAGTACTACCAAAGGCAGACTCCAAAGTCCATCACAAAACCGAAAAAGCAGACTCAAGATACGTAAATGACCCCTCTACTACCTAGCCCTAAACATTACTCACAAAACTTAATAACCATGACAAGTTCAGATTCTAAACGGCTCTGGAGAAGAGCTATTAAAGAGCACTTCAAATGTACATGTGTTTATTGCGGAGAAACTTATGATTTTAATCAACTTACACTCGATCATGTCCAACCTCGTTCAAAAGGTGGTCAAGATCTTACGACCAATGTCGTATGCGCCTGTCAGAAATGTAATCAGGAAAAAGGTAGTAGAAACTGGCTCCACTGGATGAGAGCCAAATTTGGACACGATCCACATAGAGAAAAAACAATAAGCGACCACATCGCTGCATAACTTATCCACCTAAGAAATATATCCGCACCCGCAAGGGTGCTTTTTTTATGTCAAAAATTTATGACTATCCAGTAGGAAAAGAAGGTAGAGCAGAAGCGTTAAAGTTAAGAGAAAAACTAATAAACGAAGGTAAAGCACAACCATTATTTAAAAATAAAGACGGAGACTTTTTTCGTTTTATGCAAAGAGGCAAAAGTGATAGTCAAGGATATAAACTTGAAAATTACAATAACCGCTTAAAAAATATTTCTGCACGAAGAGCTAATAAATTAAACCTTACTCCTACCTTAGATTTATATATAAAAGTTTTTGGAAAAGAACTTGGACCCCATATTTTTGATGAAGAACTAGCAAAAGTAGATAAGGTTTTTGCTGGTGTTGATCCTACTATCTATGACGTTGACCATTTAGGGAGTCTTAAATATAAGAACCCAAATATGGCTCGTAATCTAAGTAAACAGCTAATAAAATACAACCGCAGTGAAGGGGCAAGAGATCTAACTAAATATCAGCAAACATCTTTAAGAGTAGTTCCTGATGATTTAGAAACAACAATTAAATTACAAGGTCCAGATTTAAACGAACTTCAAAAGAACCAAATACTTAACCGAATTAATTTTGGAGCAACGAAAGACTATACAGGAATTAGTGCATTTGCTGCTAATCAATCTAATGAATATCAAACTCAATTTACATCTAAAAAAGTTAATAACGGTAACGGTAACGGAACTAACGGTAACGGAACTAACGGTAAGAACGGTAACGGTCTAACTGTCAACGGTAAGAACGGTAAAAACGGATTCCTAAAAAGTTTAGAAAATGTTAAAGACTACTCAGGTATAACTAAATTTGGTAGGAATGCAGACCAACTAGCAAACATAGGTGTAAACGTAAGTACAGGGAACTATGGCGGAGCTGCTATCGGAGCTGCAACCTATGGAACTTCAAAAGCTCTACAAGATCCAAAAGTACAAGCAAGAGTAGCTAAACAAATAACTCAATTAGTAGCTGAAAGAGGTGCTAAATCCGCAGCTAAATTCCTTCCAGGATTAGACGTAGTATTGTCTGGTAAAGAATCTTGGGACTATTTAAAACGTGGTAGATGGGACCAAGCTGGTATAGCTGCATTAAGTGGAGCTATTGGCTGGATACCTCTTATCGGAGATGGAGCATCAGCTGCATTAGACCTAAGTAATACTGGTATTGATATTGCTCGTTTACAAGCACCTACAGGAGCTAATAAGAAAAAGAGCCAGAACAGGCTTACACGCTTCCTTAAGGGCTTAAATACATAACCTATACACATTCGTATGAATGATACTTTAACAGCCCTTCAGGGCGATTTTAAGCTGTTCCTACAGGCATTGTGGGACCAACTTGATTTACCTCAACCAACAAGAGCACAATATGCCATCGCAGACTACCTACAGAACGGACCTAAGAGACTCCAAATTCAAGCCTTTCGAGGTGTTGGTAAATCTTGGATTACTGGTGCTTTTGTGTTATGGACCCTTTTTAAAGATCCTGAAAAAAAAATAATGATAATTTCTGCCTCTAAAGAGAGAGCAGACAACATGAGCATCTTTCTACAGAAGCTAATTATCGAAACACCATGGCTAAAGCATCTAAGACCTAAGTCTGATGATGCCAGATGGTCACGTATATCCTTTGATGTTTTATGTTCACCCCACCAAGCACCCTCAGTAAAGTCAGTCGGTATAACAGGACAGATGACCGGAAGTCGTGCAGACCTAATGATTCTGGACGATATAGAAGTCCCTGGAAACAGTATGACGGAGTTGATGCGTGAAAAACTTCTTCAACTCTGTACAGAAGCCGAGTCAATCCTTACGCCGAAAAACGATAGCCGTATTATGTATCTCGGGACTCCTCAGACTACTTTTACTGTTTATCGTAAGCTGGCAGAGCGGAATTATAGACCATTTGTCTGGCCGGCAAGATATCCCAAAGACATCACACCCTACGAAGGATTAATAGCACCTCAATTACAGGAAGATATAGACAATGGCGCAGAATCAGGAGAAGCCACAGACCCTGACAGGTTTGATGACGATGACCTTTTACAAAGACAATCATCCATGGGACGTAGTAACTTCATGCTTCAGTTCATGTTGGATACATCTCTCAGTGATGCTGAAAAGTTTCCACTTAAAATGGCTGACTTGGTTGTTACCAGTGTTAATCCTACTGAAGGACCCGACAATGTCATATGGTGCTCCGATCCACGCAATATCCTCAAAGATCTGCCAACAGTTGGACTACCTGGAGATTATTTCTACTCACCCATGCAATTACAGGGAGAGTGGACTCCGTATTCGGAAACGATCTGCTCAGTCGACCCCAGTGGACGAGGATCAGACGAAACAGCCGCCTGTTATATCTCCCAGAAGAACGGCTTTCTATACCTACATGAGGTGCGAGCCTACAGGGATGGGTATTCAGATTCGACCCTGCTCGATATTTTAAAAGGCTGTAAGAAATACAACGCAACCACATTAGTGGTAGAGACAAACTTTGGAGATGGAATAGTAAGTGAATTATTTAAAAAACATATTCAACAAACAAAACAGAGAATACTTATTGATGAAGTCAGAGCGAATGTTAGGAAAGAAGACCGTATCATTGACGCGCTTGAACCTGTTCTTAACCAGCATCGTCTTATTGTTGACCGTGGGGTTATTGAGTGGGATTACAGCTCGAACCAAGACAGTGCACCTGAAAGTAGGCTCCTCTATATGCTCTTTTACCAGATGAGCAGGATGTGTAGAGAGAAATACGCTGTAAAACATGACGACAGATTAGACTGTCTAGCCCAAGGGGTTAAATACTTTACAGACGCTCTATCAATCTCTGCACAGGAACAGATCAATCTACGTAAAAGAGAAGATTGGAATGACATGCTTGAAGCTTTTTTAGACGACCCTCAATCCATGACAAATCATATAGTACTTGGACTGGACGTTAACCAAAGACAACAAGCAAGAGGTAAAGCTAACGGAAAGTCAGTTCCTACTTGGTTTTAGGGGGGTACTGTTATCTATACAGGGGAAGGGTGGACCCTTGTAGGGGAGCTTAGGCTCCCTTTTAATAAATATCCGTGAATGATATTCCTTTAAAACACATCCTCCCACCTACCTCTAATAAGTGAGGGTGAGTGATTTTATATTAATAACACTATATATGCCTAGACTTAAACTAGAAGCTTTTAGAAAGTTAAACAAGAGTCTGAAGACTCCTTTCCCACCCATCAACTTCTTAATACTTGGTTGGTTGATTGGTTTAGAAAACAGATACATAGAAATAGTATCTAAACAAACAGTAGATGAAGCAATAAGAGATTTCATGATTGAACATCCTCCTGAAGTCTACGAAGCAGTAGTAAAAGAACATGAGGATGGTTCTTTCAGTATTGGAGATATCGAATGAAGTTATTCTTAGATACTGCAATAGTAGAAGATATAGCCAGTAGAAATGATGGTCTTATATCTGGTGTCACCACCAACCCAACCCTCATAGCTGCATCTGGTAGAGATCCTGATGATGTCTATAGAGAAATACTTAATTTAGGTATTGAAGACTTAAGTATTGAAGTTAAGGGTGAGTATTTTGATGAATTAATGGGTAATAGTATTCTTGCTGAACGTAGTTTCGGTACTAGAGCTACTATTAAACTTCCTTGCACTCCTGATGGTCTAAAAGTATGTAAATACTTAACGGCTAAGGGTACTAGAGTCAATATGACCTTAGTATTCAGTGTCAGTCAGGCAATACTGTGTGCATTAGCTGGTGCTACCTATATATCTCCCTTTGTTGGACGGTTGGATGATAATGGACATGATGGTGTTGGTCTGATACGTGAGATTGCAACTATATACTGTCATGAGAATGTAAAAACTAAGATATTGGCTGCAAGTATTAGATATGCTCGGTCAGTTGGTGAAGCATTTAAGGCAGGAGCACATATATGCACTGTTCCTCCCAAGGTATATGACAGTATGTTCAAGCATGTCCTTACAGATAAAGGGTTTTTCCAGTTCCTCCAGGATTTTGACAGAAATTTGTGAAGTCTTATATACGATACAGGAAGGTCACGAAAACCCCCAAGGGGGGTCGGATTTTCTCCGAAAATGCACCCATCCGCTTAGTGAGCGGACGCGATCCCAGTGATACCAAGGGATCCGCTCGCTTCGCTCGCTCCCTGTGCGTACGCGCGATCAATTAACGCGGGCGCGGGCGCGATCTATCAACGCAGGCAGCCAAGCGCGGGCGGATTATACAGTCTCGAGTATCTTATGCGATCTGTAGCTTAACACTTTGAAACAATCTTGAGACACACAGCAAGGCAACGGATAAGAGCCAACTGTAAAAATTTATACATCAAACCGTTATTCGCTGAGATCCCAGACTATACCTAGAGTTT